CCGATTATCAAGACTCTTATCACCTCGCGAAGATTTTGGGCGGCTGCGGCGGTTATCGCTGTGCCAGTTCTCAACGAGAAGTTTGGCTGGGGGCTTTCCGAGGAAGTCTTTGTCACTTCTGCAATTGCTGTTGTCGGTTGGATTGTTGGTGAATCGCTCAGAAGTAGCGAAGGACCGAAGCTAAGTGCTTAGGCTGCGCATGCGACTCGCAGCACGCGAGATTGCACGGCAAGCATGGGTTAAGTCGCATGGACGAGGCGATGACGCACGTCTGCTGTTTGAGTCGAATGAACGTATCCAGAAGTTCTCACCGGCGACAATCCTGCTGATGCTGCAACTTGCGATGGCACTTTGGCAGTGGTGGAAAGATCGTGGCATTGACGAGCCAAGTGCGGTTGCCTCCATCGATGAGCCGATTAACTGGAGCGACGACGATGAGTGAGACGAAGCAAGACCTTTGGCAGTATGCACCTTGGGCAATCGCTCTAGCGTTCGGCTATTTGCTTTGGAATAAGCAGCCAGCAACACCACCAGGACCGCAACCGGACCCAGTGCCAGTGGTTTCGATCGAGAAGGACACAAAACAAATCCTTGCCACTATCCGTAGTGCAAATGCAAGGATCTTTCTGGAAGCGGCGGACGGAATCGAAAAGGGTACGCTAAAAACCGACAAGGAACTTTTCGATTTCGTCCGGCCTGCGACCGAGAAAGCACGGAAGGAAGCAAACAAGCCTTTTGATGTTTCGTTGGATCTCTCTTTGCCACGCAATAGTGACGGGACGTTCGCGGGTAAAGAAGTAGAAGCGGCAGCACTGTTGCGGAAGATTTCTCGAGCATGGTAACTCTATCAACGAAAGGACGGTGATCCTATGGAAAACTTCGGCTATCCAATTGAACTTGAAGACCGTGATTCGTTACGATCTTCCGCAACAGATGCCGTTTTGTTGATGATGGGGGACCTACCTGAGCGAATGGACCCGCGATCTTCTGCATTGGGTTCTCAAGGCTTTTTGCAAGTAGAGGACCAGGGCCAGATTGGAAGTTGTCAAGGACAATCGCTGAGTTGTTGTGGTGAGTTCTCCCACGCTTTCGCAACAGGTGAAGTGATCCAGATTAGCCGCATGTACGCCTACATTGCAAGCCAGATGGAAAACAACATCCGGGCTGACAACGGAGCGACTCTTGAAGGTGGAACCAGGGCATTTAAGAAAGGCTTTCCTCTCGAATCTGTGGCACCATACACCAGTCGCTATCCAGGTTGGGGTTATATCACATCCGATATGCGAGCCAAGGCTATCTACAAGCTGAACTCCCACACGGAAATGAAGTCGGCTGAACAGGTCAAGCAGTTCATTGGAAGCGGCGTTGGCATCGTGCAGCTTGGAATCTCTTGGGGTAACGAGATGACTCCAGATGGGCAAGGCTGCATCAGATCGTTCAGCGGTCGCGGCGGTGGCGGTCACGCAATCGTATTCTGCGGCTACGTTCCCGATTCTGACGTTGGTGTTAAGAGTTCGGCGGGCTGGTGGTTGCTGCTGAAGAATAGTTGGTCGAAGCGTTGGGGCAAATCTGGCTATGCCTACGTTGACCCGAAAGCCTGCGATCAGATGATTCGCCACCAATGGACCAGCATGTACGGACGGTCGGATATGGACTCGCCAAGACCAAGACCGATCAAGTTTGACTTCACAAAACAATCGATCTTGGGGTAAAAGGATGGGAAAACAAATGCCATTTATCCTCCTAGTTGTCGGTGCGGCCGCACTTCTCGGACTCAACCACGAGTACCAGGCAATCAAAGCACGACTTGCAATCACGCAAGCCAAGATTGACACGTTGACAGACGAAACAAACGCAACGGTCGAAATACTTGGTGCTGCTGTTCAAGACTTGCGAGAGGTTTTCGCAAGGTTTAAGGCTGAAAAGCAACCGCAAGAAGCTGCCCCACAAGTCAAGCCACGAATTGTCATGCACTCGGGCGCGAGCTGCGGACCATGCAACCTTTGGAAGTCCAAAGAGCAATCTAAGTGGGAGCGAGTTGGATGGACTGTTGACGTACTGACTGAGATCGAATCGACGCGACTTTGGCCTTGGTTTGAAATCTACGACACTGACGGCTCGAGGTTTGAGGTTAACGGGCAACTGACTAAAGACTCATTCGAGAAAGCCAAGCAATCGAAATGAGCAGCGAAGCAAACGGTCTTACAGGGTGGGTACTAGCAGGCATAGGTGCTATCGTGTCAACACTTTTAACTGGCGTTGTTACCTTGTTTCGCTTGCGAGAATCAGAGAATGCACAAGCGATCAGTAAGCTTGAAAAAAGTCTGACTGAAATCAACGGCAAAGCGGACAAGTGCGAAGAAGATCGCCATTCTTTATTCACGTCCTGCGAAGTCATGAAAATTAAGCTAGACGTACTAGAAAAGCGAGTGAGTTCGATTGACAACAACGGAACGGACTTCGCTAGAAAACACGAGGGCAACCGATGACAGCAGCAGTCAGAAATCTTTACATCGAACAGGGCGCAGACTGGGCGGAAGACTTCCAAATTCTCGACGAGAATGGAGTCGCTGACGACTTGACTGGATGCACCATTGAAGGCAAAGCACGAGATGGAGAACTGCGTACTTCAGCGGTCGTTTTTTCGTTCACATTTACTGTCAATACGACCGAGGATCGAATTTACGTCACTGTTCCAAAAGCGACGACGACAGCGATCACAACGCTCGGGGCAAAGCCTACGGATAAGGCATCGACGTACTACTACGATTACGAGTTGACTCGTCCTGGCGGACTGACGGAACGAATCCAAGAAGGTAAGGTTCTGATGAGCCGGGAGATCACCCGATCATGACATCGTATACGCTACAGGTACAACCTCGCGTTCAGTACACGATTGAGTACGCAAACCAACGAGGGCCGCAAGGTGCGACCGGGGCAGCGGGTAGCACGACTACAGACGCTAGCTTGCTTGTCTCAGGCACGCTTTCAGACGCTCGGCTATCATCAAATGTTGCACTAGAAAATGTAGCGAACGTATTTACCGCTAAGCAATCATTCTCTGGCACAAATCACGTTGGCTTATGCCTACTATCGCTGACGAGTGCCGAATACAACGCACTGACACCGGCGAACGGCGATCTATTCCGAGACTCGACGACTGACCGAATCGACGCACGTTTGGCGCGGGGGACGGTGGAGTTAATTGATAGTGCTGGTGGGCAGACGATCAATGGGGCTTTGACTGCTACGGGGCAAATAAGATCGTCTGCGAACGGTGCGGCGTCAACACCAGCAACTTACCTTACTGGTACTTGGTTTTCTGGCGGTACGGGAATAACAAACAAGCCTCAATTACTGATCGAACCAACCGGAACAACCAGCACAGCTTGGAACACAAACGGAACTGGAATTGGCGTAAATGCGGCTAGTGGCTTTTTAGGTTTGTTGGTAGACGCGAAAGTCAACAACTCAACCCTTTTTTCTGTCAACTATCAAGGTGTTGTATCTGGCAGCGGTTTTACTTGTGCTTCTGGATGGACCTACTCAACTGTCGGAAACGCTTTCTATGATTCTTCTGGGACGTTGCAACGATTCCGAATTGGCGGTACGACTTACTTTACGATTGGCACAAGCGGATCGGACGTTGTTGGCAACTTCACAGCATCGGGAACGCTCCGAGTAGGTGGCGGCACAGTCGTCGCGTCAATCCTATCCGCAACCGCAACGCTAGACTTTCCTTCGATTAGCAACAACGCAATAGAGACGCTAACGATTACGGTCACGGGTGCAGTCGCAGGCGATAGCGTGTTCCTCGGCTGTCCGGCGGGGTTAGACGCGGGCTTAGTTTTCTGCGCATCAGTGACAGCAGCAAATACCGTAACGGTTCGTATGCACAATTCTACAGGCGGTCCAGTCGATCCGGCTTCAGGCACATTCAGGGCAACAGTCATAAGGTTCTAAAATGAGCGTAGTATTCACAACAATCGATTCAATTTCAATCGACGGAATTCCGGCGGGCAACATCGTTGATGTTATCAGCAATCATGCGCCGCGACGGGCCGAAGTGCTTGCGGCTTACCGGGAGTTTGTGGAGGCAGAAAAGGCTAAACGAGACGAAGCAGTTGTAAAGCTCGAAGCCGACAAAGCCGAGCTATCAACCGACCTAGCAACCAAGTCAAGCCAGCTCGAAGCAACCACGCAAGCCAAGGCAGCTTTGGACTTACGAGTAGCCACGCTAACGAACGAGAAGCAAACGCTAACCGAATTGACCACAACGCTACAGGCCAAGGTTGCAGACCTCGAACAATACCGACCATTCAACCCTAGAATCTTAAAGGGTGAAGCGTTCTACAATCGTGTCAGCAAAGAGGACATGGTGACGCTCCTTGCCTCGGATGATGCAACGCTGGTCACAGTTGGCAAGACCATCGAAGCA